GTCTATGATGTTATGCACCGTAGAAAATAACCCTGATATGGAAGTTCGTAAAACTATGGCACTGTCTATGTTTGAGGTTACAGTCAGTTATTACAATCTTCTCACACAGGAAAAGGGTGATAAGAAATTCATTCAGACCTGTTATAATAAGGCAAAAGTGCCTACAAATGATCCCAGATTTACAAAGTATGTTCATAAATTCGAAGAACTTACTAGGCCGCCACCCCTGCGCCGATCGGCCCGGCTACTTAAAAACTAAAATTTGTATTTAATTAACTTTCCGTGTGAGTTGCCAAATGTGTTCGACAATTACTGATGCACCCAACCCTGTGAGTATTTCATTATCGTAGGTGTATCCATAGCCTATCACAATCGCTCCCCATACAAATGCTAAAAAATCGGTCATAGGACTGGCGATAAAACTACAATTTTTGTCGGTAGGAATTGATTTTTCCATCATACGATAATATGCTGTCCCTACGAGTAAAGAAATTAAAATCGCGGCAGTGTGTTTCATTAATATAACGTAGTTTATTTTTTACGAAGCAACAAAATAGCTAGACCAAAACCGAAAACCAGTCTTTTCCTGATTCTCCTCACAAAGTTTTCTCGATTTCGTCCTTTAATTTTGTGGTGAGCATTTTTAAGAGCGTTACATATTTCTAAATACTCACCATCGGTCAATCTGTATTTATGTTCTTCGACAACCTTCATTAGATAGCCTAAGTCGGGATCCATTACTATAAAGTAATAATATTATGTTGAAAAGATTTCTTGACTTTTTTGTAAAAGTGGAAAAACCCATGCTAGGTCGGTGGAATTTAAAGACATGCCATGAACTCACTACATCTATAAACTCTGTTTATCAAAATAGAGATCATTGTGGTGACACAATATGCAAGACCCCAAAGAAGGCTATTGAATACCGTGAGTTAAAAAAGAAAGACAATAAGTAAGTATGTACGAAATTTACACAGATGGAAGTTGTTTGGGGAACCCTGGTCGCGGTGGTTGGGCTGCTATTGGGGAGGGTATGAAACTTGGCGGTAATCTGAGGGACACCACCAATAATGTAATGGAAATGACCGCTGTCGTAAAGGCTCTCGAAAAGTGTCTGGAATTGGGAATCCTTTCGGTGCGTATTTTTACGGACAGTAACTATGTGAAACAGGGAATCACCACGTGGATAAAAAACTGGAAACGGAATGGGTGGAAGACTGCGTCAGGGACGCCCGTGAAAAACAAAGAACTTTGGATTGAGATTGACACCCTCACACAAAAAATGGACATAATCGACTGGAAGTGGGTCAAGGCCCATAATGGAAATCCCCAGAACGAGGCTGTTGATGCCTATGCGAGGGAGTGTGCAAATATTCTCAGCACTTAGTAGATATGGGTGAAGAGGATGTGCCCCATTGCTGGTGTGACAAACAAGAACAGTTATTAATAAAATGGGCAGAAAAGGCGGCTGGATACCGCTGGCTTCACAATCATGCTAGGTTGTATTACAAGAAGCAAAATGATAGACTTTCATACCCAAGTATTATCATAGCAAGTTTAACGGGTGTTGGTGGTTTTGCTGTCCTATCCCCAACTAGTGGTGGTTCTGATATGAGCTCAAGTGCGCGTATGAATGTAACGATTATTCAATATATTTTTGCCTTTTTAAATGTAGTCGGGGGGATTCTCACGAGTATTTCCAAGTTTAGTCAATGTCAAAGTTTATCAGAATCTCATTCTTTGATGTGTATTCAGTATTCAAAGTTTTACAGAAACATAGATATGGAATTATCACTTGAAACTCAGTATCGGGTGGATGTAGTGGAATTTGTTTCAAAGGCGAGGGAAGAATTTGACAGACTTCTCGATGATGCCCCCGATATCCCTGCAATTTCTATACATGCGTTTAATGATGAATTTCCTAATAAGGACCATAAACCTGATGTATGTAATGGTTTGAGTATTATAACTGCATGTGAAACACCCAAAAAAAATAAAAATAAACTTATATCGAGATGGTTTGCGGGTCAGAAAAGGAAAAGTATAGATATCTCAAAAGAGATGACCGAAATAAATATTCAATAATACTATAATGACACCCATAGATAAATTTAGACTTATTATAATTATCGCATTGTTATATGGTTTTCTTTATAGCAAGATGGATCCAGAGGAGTTTGGATTCAGCTCACCCCTCGACCCATATTACTTTTCTTTCACTACTATGAGTAGTGTAGGCTATGGTGACTCAAGCCCCAAGACGGATCGCGCGAAGTTGTTAGTAATGACCCAGCAGGCATTCATTTTTGGTGAAATTTTAAAATTGTTAATGTTTAAACGAAAAAATAAGTAACTTAGAGATTTTTCTCTACACTATATAAATGAACACCGGAATCCTGATCGCTGGCGGACTGTGTCCAGGTGTTCACAACCTCGTACATGATCTCACTCTTTATGAAAAGTCTCAAGGAAATCATGTATTCGGATTTAGACATGGATTTGGGGGATTAAATGTAAATGACCGTTCCGAGATGCCAACACTTTCACGTGAAACAATGAAACTTGAAATGGCTGTACACACTTTAAAAGATGTAGATCGTCTTTACTGTCTATGTGGAAATAAGTCTATGGAAAACGCTGCTTTACTCGCTCTCGATGACAGAGTCAAAACAAACATCATCGGGATAGCGAAGACGATGTTTGACGATTTTTTGGGAATAGAACCTATTGGTTCCCGGACAGCTGCGTTAGAATTTGAAAATAACATAGAAGATGCATACCGTAAAGCCGCGTCCGAACATTCTATTATTTTTATTGAAATGCCAAGTGAAAAAATGATGACGCGTAAAATTTACAACCAGGTCACTGACATTGTTAATGGGTTGACTGTAAATGAAATTTCCATGCATCAAATAAAAAACAATTATGAGACACACGGATTTGCCTTGGTTCTTGTCACAGGAACAGATAGATATTGGGACATCGTTGAGTATTTACAGCAAAACACAGATACCTCTGTGAGTGTCATGAGTCCGGTGTTTGATGCATACGATGTTGAGCCATGTCTCTATGATAAGATTTTATCGGAGCGCGTAGCTCGAGAAGCATTTGAAGCTGCTCAAATACACACTAACTTTATCATCGGTGGAGGTGGTACTGTAAAGTTTGGAGATTATCTTGATATAGTATAGGTATGTTCAGAGAGATGTTCAAGAATCCCAAGTTTGTGGGTGCTCAAACATCTCCACCCAACAACGTCATCGTAGTAACGGAGGATGGGATAGAACATTACACTACACAAGAGTTTGTCTTCAAATCAGAGGCTATAATAGATAAACAATCTAAAGAAGTTAAAGGCACTACACGAGGTAAAGACAAGATAATCCAACTCTTCATCGAACCGACAATTCGAAAGAAAGGGAGGTTCACCGTCACGATGTATGAGTTTTGATCCAATAGCTCAGTTGGTTAGAGCGTGGTGCTTATACACCGTATGTTTGAGTGGGGTCACATCCACACAAGGCACGCCAAGGTCACGGGTTCGAGCCCCGTTTGGATCATTTTTACATATGTGTTCCATATGTAAAAATGTTTTGACAACCTAAGTTAATATTTATAATTCATAAAATAAACAAACACAATGGCACTTAAATATTCCGACGACATCACTCTCGCTGAACTCGCGCGTCTCCTGGCGGAGGAGGAGTCTACTAATGGGAAAATAGATCGAAAAGAAGAGATGAAGGAGGATGGGGAACCAGAAGTTTCTTCTGCTCCACCGTCGTCAACTGACTGCAAGTTCCCTCCGATACAATTTGTCGACGAGATGGAATTCTACACAAGAAAGTTCTAAGTGATTGTATGCGTTACGGATCAGTTGCGAGGAAAGTGTTCAAGACGCGATGGGGTCTCTACAATAAGGGACTTGTGGAGGATCATCATGTCATACCCAGAGAGTTTCGTGAACACCCGACTATAAAGGGCTTTAGATATGACATGAATGCGAGTGATAATATCATTCTCTTACCAACCCGGTTAGGTAAACATACTCTGCGTGTGAGAGAGGATCGTCTCGTACATACTGGTAATCACCTAGCGTATAATGCGTATGTTGGTAGAATATTGGATGTAATACAAAGTGAGAGTGACCTCTTAGAGTTTGTAGACTTTTTGAAATATTCATGTAGATACAGTCCCCACCAAATCCCGTGGTCTTAGTATCCCCATAAGACATCATCGGGAACGTAGGTTGGATTTTGGCGTGAAAAGAATTCACGTCTACCATGGTCACTGTGACCAATTGTGCTTGGACCACTTCTATCTATTTTGATATACCTTCTTAGATCTTTATAGTACACACGAGCTCCTTTGGCAATGACGTCTTCTGTTTTGTTGTCAACATGGTTATCAATTGGGAAATAATATTTCATATAGCTTTTCATATTTTCAGTGTGCACCAGGTAACATTTCATTGACGAAATCCATTCAACTCTTTCCAAACCTCTGTATACTTTAGTTGGTATTCTGGATAAACAGTGGAAAAAACACATCTCAAAATTGTCTCCCAATTTATCTATTACATCTTGTACTTCGGTGTAAAACTGATTTGATTTTATAATTACATTATCTTCAAATATGAGTACATATTTACTTGTAGTGTTTTTCATGAGATTGATATGTCCCATGTATGCACCAATGGCACCCAGGTTAAAATATGTTATATCAGGTCGCTTAACTGTTTTATCATAGTGCATTTCTACAGCCTTTTCAAAATATTCTGGTTCCACGAGGTGTTCAAATTCTCGTGCATTTTTTAATTGTTTAGTGTCTACACCATATGTAATTTCGAGGGGAATTGAAGAATTGTGGTGGTTTAAAAAGGTTTTACGTCGCTTTGTGGATTTTTTCAACGTAAGTAAATGACATTTGTAATCATAATTTGAAACTACCAAATTTCTTTGACTGATTACAATAACGAAGAAAGTGATTAACACCAAAATAACGATTGTTGTCATACCTACTTAAAAATTAGAAAATAAATAAGAGTATGGATACGGACACCTTCGTAAACTGGATTGGTCTGGTGAGCGCTATACTTATTTCGATAATGTTTATCCCCCAGGTAGTGCACGTTCACAAGACCAAGGACACCCACGCTATCAATTATACTTTCCTTGGAATAAATGTCGTAGCGAGTATTTTGGGTTTGGTGTACTCTATACATTTCAATGTAGTTCCCATGATCGTCGCGAATACATCTGCTGGTCTTTTTTCGGTCTCTTTGGCTGGTATGAAGTTTGTAAATGGACTTAAAGAGGAAACACCCGAATATGATATATCCACTCCCGACGTGTAGTCGGTCGAGTACCCACCGCTCCTATGGTGTAGTTGGTTAGCACTGTGGTCTTTGAAACCACCAACAGAAGTTCGAATCTTCTTGGGAGCTGTTTGGGTGGAGGGAAGGGCCGGTGTCCCACGTAAAGGGCAAACCCATTTGGAATGGGGGCATCGGCATTGCACCAACCTAACCTGAAATCCTAACCAGTGAATAAACGTTGATGGAGCCGACGGGGTGAGGAACCTTAACCGGACTCACCTCGGGGAGCCCTCTCTGTCGCGTTGTATTCATCGTGCCGTATATTAATAGCACACCCTTTCTTAGCTCAGTTGGTAGAGCAGTGGACTGTAGTTCCATGGGTCACCTGTTCGAATCAGGTAGAAAGGAACAGTCTTCCATAGCTCAGTTGGTAGAGCGTGCGACTGTTAATCGCAAGGTCATCGGTTCGACCCCGGTTGGAAGAGTTTTTAGATAGTTGTCCACTATGTAAAATCTCTCAGTTTAGTATATGACATATGTTCCAAAGAAGATGAACCCAGCATGGCGCTGGATGCGTTCAAACATCGTGAACCTTTCATTCACCGCCAATAAAGTCGTAGTCATCCGTGATTGGCGACTGGCTGCGTTAAATATATTCTTCAGTGTGGTTATTGTGGGGTGGGTTATATTTTCGTTATTTTTGGGTAAGACCTACATCGTCACCGAGGTACCGACGGGGGTTGCGAGTGCGTGGGGTCTCGCTTCGACGGATTATACTTCTACACAGACGGCTATATACAACGGTGGTGCGTCATTTTGTGATAGTCTCACCAACTATAAGTTCAAATATTCAGATGACTGGATCTACGAAACTCCGGTGTGTGCGTATTATTCAGGTGCGGAATTGATTTCAAAGCTCCCTTCAGGAAATGTTATGTTTTTTACCACACATATTCATCAAACAATCATACAGCGATATATGAAAAATGCAGGCAGTTGTACAAGATATCCATGGCTTTTTGATACAGGTACCGAGGTTATGGGGAGGTGTGAGCATTCTATATCCAAAAACTTTTTGGCCTCGGGTATAGAGGATAGTTATTTCGCGTTTAATCACTATTTCGATTCTTCGGTCGAGTCTGGTGCAAAACCTATTACATATATTAGGAGAGAGGGTTCTGAAGAAAATCTATACATTTTTGAAAAGGGTGAAACTATTCGTTTAAAAGTTTCTGAATGGTTAGACATTGCTGAAATTAAACTCGACAAACCATTCAATGAACAAAAAGGTGATTGGGACATCACAGGTTTTGAGGGTGCCGGTGAAGATTCACAAAACTACCCCTACGTTCGGACAAGTGGGGTACGCTTGAACATTAAAGTCAAGTACCACAACTTTCATTTAGATAAAGAATTCAAAGTGAAAATTGGTAATGATGATGTATACGCTGTCATAACGGTGTCTCCTAAGATTGGGTGGTTCTCTAAGGGTGATGAAATATTATACAGTCAAGATTTTTACACAACAGATAGCTTTGAAACGAATAACCCAGTCATATTAAACACTGGTCAACCAAATGGCATCTACTACGATTTTTACAGGTATGGTATACTTTTTGATATACAACAGACTGGTTTAGTTGGGGAAGTTGATTATGTGTTTATTCTCATTCAATTGACTTCGGGTGTTGTTATGTTAGGGATTGCTACCACATTGGTGAGCTTCATTGCTAAATTTGCTCTGGGCAATAAATCTGAAATCTACCGGGGTGTGATACAGGAAGAATACGAAGTTGGGAGGGAAGCTGCTCGCTATGCCGCTCAGGCGTGTGTAGCGACGAAGAGTTTCAAAGACGCCGATGAGGATGGTAAGGGGGACTTGGATTTCGATGAGCTGAGGGCCCTCATAAAGGAATCTTTCTCTAAGAATTATTTGGATGAAGGTAGTGATACACACTTTACTGAAGATGAGATAACGGGGATGGCGTACTACCTCATGAGGGCGGCAGATGATCACCTGAATGACAGAATATTGGATAAGCGTGAGAAGACCCCGGATGAATTGAGGCACTCTAAGATTTCTCTCCACGAGTGGCAAGAGTTGTCGACGAATGGCGTTTTCAAATTTAAAAATCTGAAGGCTACCTCCACGGAACATATAAAAAATACCGGTTGGAAAAGGGATAGCCTAAAGAAGAGAAAGAGTGTAATGAACTTAAAAAATTCCAATGAGGTGTAATTAAGATGCTTCTTCTCAAACCATTTACATATATTAGGAATAGAATGGGGGTAAAAATGAGTGCATTCACGGAGCACCCACCACCCCCCACTAAAATTAAAAAAGATAGGGAGTTTGGAAGTTATTGTGTCAAGGTAACGGTTGAATCAATTGATACGAAGGATTGCGTAGACAAGACTTTCATCGGATATAGTGAGAATATGAACATCACGATGAAAACTGAGTTTGCGTGTGAAAGATTTAAAACAAATGGACATAAGTGTGGTGAACCCGTGATGACTATAAGGGGTGGAAAGTGTGATGAAGTTATTATGATGAAAGATAAGTTTGGGTCAGTTACTCGTGTTCAGTAGGTGGGGGGGACACGTTTACGGGTGGTGCTTCGAGAATCTCAATTGTGTATTTATTTTTTGACTCATTGGGTGCAGGTGTTAAAACAACTACCCGACACAACTTTGTTGTAACCATCAAATTGTAGGGATAAACTACGGGTTTGCATAGTAAGGAATACATTTATATATCCGAATAAAATGTTTTCCACCCTTTCAACATGATGTCACTTTCTTCACACCATGGATATACTTCTTCACCAATAAAATTTATCGCTCGAACACCGTTATCTAGACACTCGTCGCAAATTGCCTTGTTATCATCGATAATCATACCTAGGTTTAGAGCTCTGCATATATCAACCTTTTTCACTTCATGGGGTGTGTAACTATTTGTGAGTATCACATCGTTAAAGATACCTGGAAAATAGGTTTCTATCCAAGTTTCTGTTTGTTCTCTAGCAATGTCTTGACGTCCGGTGACGACATACATTTTTTGACTTCTTTGACGAAGCCATTTCATGGCGTTTTGTGATCCTGATATTGGTTTGAGATTGCGAAAGGCTTGGGAGTTGTAAAACTCTTTGACAAACTCCTGAGATTCCTCTTCAGTTATATCGAAAATTTCGCGGTACACGTAGTTGTATTTGAGTTTCTTTGGTTTTCCAAGTCTTCTAGAACGAGCCATTGGATATAGAAAATTGACTAAAACTTCATCGACATCAATTGCGATACGAGCCATTTATGTATTACAACATTATTCATAATCTCTAATTACCACACCAACGGGGAATCTCGGTACATCCAGGTCAGTGAGGTTTTGAAACCTCACGGTGAGCATTTTACCCATGTACTTCTTCCTATTCCTGTAGTGTTCTTCTCTTTGTTTGATTGTGCCTTCGGGTCTGACATTAAACTCTCGTCCATTGGTCAATTTACACACCCAAACGACGGCATCGGCATCCCTCCCATGCCCCGTCTTGGCCCCGACAATTTCGTATTCCTCCGTCTGAAATTTCTTGAACTTGAGGAGGTAGTTGCTCCTCTTCCCAACTTCGTAGGTGCTGGAGGCCTCCCTAATCATGATACCTTCGTAGCCCTGTTCAACAAAGTGGTCGTGCCATTTTTCCACGTCAGACTTCTTCTTGAGGAGTTTGGTCTCGACACTGACACAGTCCATCCTCTCCTCAAAGGTGAGTTCGGGGCGTTCGAGATCAAAATAATCGAAAATGTAAAAGTTCAACTTGGTGGGGTTGGTCTTGAACATGCTAGTGATTTCCTCAAATGTCATGTTGGGTGCATAGCATTCTCCATCTAAGAACTCCCCCTCCCTCAAACCGTCTCGGAGATGATCGAGACCCTCAACGGGTTTACCGGTTCTAGAAAAGCATCCATCTTTGGAAACGAGGAGGCGGACCCCATCCAATTTGGGTTGAACGTAGAAGGGGGTGGAGATGTACTTGTGGCGTTCCTCCCACTTGTTCGCCAACATGGGCATCACTTGAACACCCTTAATGTGCTCATTGTTCCACATGGTCTGAGCACGGGCACACGCCTTTTCGTATCCAGTCTTGACGTTGGTTCTGGAAACTGCCACTTTCTCAGTTCCAACCATACCGGTGCTCTTTATGATGTCAGCGGTTCCATCCCCCAAGTCTTCGACGCGTATGTCGGTGAACCTCTCGCGCCCGTTTTTGTCTTTTCGGATAAGTCGTTTCATCATAGTCATATTTAATTTCTCAACTTTAAATAGATGTCTGAAATACCAGTTGTAAATTATGGTAGAATGGAACGACTTAGGCCTCCAGAATCCACATCCGTTCCTATGAATGTGAATACGTTTTGTATTATTTTTATAATTTTGTGTATTTTGGGTCTCTATAAGCGTTCCATTACTGTTAGTCAACGCAATCAACAATCTTATATTTGAGACATTTACGGGGGGTGAGGTATAGATCTTTCTTCATTAAACGCTTAAATTTCTTTTCGGGGATTTCAGTTTTACTGAGATACATCTTCTTGATTCTCTTCATGAACTTTTCGGATGATTTGAGTTCGTGTTTGAGTTCTTGGAAGTTACCCCAAAACTCTGTAGAAATTTGGTGAATGAGGATATAGGCGTCTTTACCCATTCGTTTCTCGGATCCACCAAGTAAAACAAATGTTGCCGCACTACAGCACGATCCATGTGCGATAGTAGTGACCTTTACGCGGGAACTTTCTAAAATATTCATCATATTGAACCCCGAAAATATGTCACCACCTTCGCTCATTATATGAACACGAATCTCGGGTTCATATCCGATAAGTTCAGCCTTTTTCTTGAGAAGTTCTATTTCAAGTTTCTTGAAGTTCTCAACGAATTCTAGAGCATTATCTCTGTCGATAGTTCCATAAAATAAAATTTCGTTCCCCACAGTTCGCACACATTCTTCATATTCAGTATCTGTATCATCGTCGTTCGTAGGCATTCTTCAACAACTTCTTTACCTTTGTGACGTCTTTTGATTTTAAGCTATTTCCAACAGCAAGGTGATTAATAACATCAAAGTCTTGTGGGGTAATATTATAGGATAGTAGGGGTTCTATTATTCCCTTTTCAGCATATTTCTTCAATATACACAATTCCTCAACACCCAAACCACTAACACTTTTCTTGGAAATATGATTAGCCTTCTGTTTTCTCATTTTATAGTTTCCAAGTTTTGTCCAACAACTCCCAGGTCGAATTAGTTCTTTCTTAAGTGGTTTACCTAGACATTTTTTAGGAAACGTCAATGCGTGCATAACAAAGTATGGCATTAGATTCCAATCACCATTTTTATAAATGTGGGCGTCCAGTATATCTGCATTAGAAAACGAGAGAGAAGTATTTACCACGTCAACACCGAAAGAGTCGAGATAATTTTCTTGGAAAATATCCCAAACATGTCCATGTTCATTTATACTATCACGTATTTCAATTGGACTGGGATCGCATAATATTTCGGATATAAATTCTTTTGGTGTTTGAAATATATCTATTTCATCGTAGCCATCTATATATGTAAAAAAGTTTCGAATATTCCCATTACACCTATGAGCTGCATTGATCGTTCGCGCATCATGGGCAATGGCTTTGTCACATAGTTTTAATAATACTTCGGGTTTATGTTTTGGCACAAAAATAGTTTCAAAATTTGGATACATGCACATATTTGTCGACAGAACTATAAGAGAACCGCGGGTCAATGGATTTCCATCGGAAACCTGTTGAACAATTGGTTTGAAAACTGTATCGTAATCTTCTATATAAACAATTTTTGATGAAGACTTTATAAATGCTAAAAAGTATGATTTACTTTTCAAATGTTCAGTATGTAGTTCCACGTGCACAGTGTCTTGTAAAGCTTCTCGTAAAATATACGATTTACCAACTCCAGAAGATCCGCATATAAAAATATTTTTACCTTCTTTTATGTACCTACGAACAAGCTCAATTTGTTTTGTGTGAAGTGTTGTGATAGTTTCAACTTTTTTTTGTGGCACTACTTTAATGAAGGAATCCATTGATGAACTTACTAATGAGGCAATAGATTTGGTGCTTGAGAATGACGCACTACATAAACGTATCGTAGAACCTTTAAAAAGAAAAATTTTACCATATGTTGCTTGTAGTGTTACTATGAATGTAACAATGTTAATTATTCTTGTCTACCTTGCTCGACGTCTGTCTCTTCTTCAGGTTCCCCTTCTGTAGATTCCTCTTCTTCATCTTCATCTTCACCTAAAGAGGGTCCAAAGAATCCTTCGGGTGGTGGTTCATCTTTTTTTGAAAGGAACTTACCTATTTTTTCAAGGGGTGTTCCCGCAGTCATAGCTTCGATTGGATCTATGGTTCTGGGTAAAGTGAGTAGTGGGATTGAACGCACGTTGAGAATCTCTGGTTTAGTGAACACATTGTCAAGTGGATATTCATCTTCGAAAAGCTTTAGAACGGATTTAGGGATAGATGGTGACTGCTCTAACAAACGATCGTATTCAGTCTTACATTCACCAACGAAATCTAAACCCTCTTTGCTACGCTCACCTCTGTCGAGAGCCAACATAAGACGAATATTTCTAGAAAGCATACCGAAAGCTAACGCAGCCGTTCTATGATTTTCCATAAGTTCATTAATCTTAAGGAACTGTGATATTGTTGCGATAAGACCCGCTGTTAGATTTAAACCACCAATTATAGATGGAGCAAACGATTGAACGTTTTCGGGAAACGTACCTTGGGCAAAGTTCGCAGTCCCCGTTATGGTAGACAGTATAATAACCGGTAAAGTAAAACGTATGCTGGAACGTCTATAAATGAAAAAAGCGCGGTGGTGCATATACCTGTAACATGCGGAGGCCTCACCCCATTGTTTGAGGATATTTTCGTGACCGTCTGTCCATGATAGACGCATCTCTTCACGAGACATCTTTTTTTCTTCGGTCATTATATAATAGATATGAATATAATTTTTTTGATTCATCTATTTTTTTTAATTTGTGTGTTGGTAATTCCATTTTCAAATGATAGAAAAAAGTTGGAATTTTATTCGATATTGATTCCCTTCATATTCTACCATTGGTCTATAAATGACGATACGTGTGCCCTCACCCAGGCTGAAATATATTTTACCGGAAAAGAAAAAGAAGAAACTTTTATGCATCGTGTCGTTAGTCCAATTTATAAGATGGAAGAAAATGACATAAATACCTTGACAAAAACTGTATTCTTTGCTCTGTGGTCATTTGTTCAATATAGATTGGGTCATTTTGATGGAATTATTAAAGAAGTCAAGGATCTATCGAAAAAATGAACATCACTTTAAAACTTCTAACCACGGGAAAAACGAAATCGATCAAAAAAGTGAACACTCGTCTTAAAATTGTAATACATAAGCATACAGTACGCGTCCGCTATATCATGCTTCCTCTCGTATGGAATGGTATCCAAATCTATATACTTTCCCATCTTGACAAGAACACGTTCCTTTCTCTCATCGTAATTTAGATGACCCATCCCAAAGTGTGCATGTATCGTCAAAGGTGAAATCAATAGAACCTTATCTTTGAACATATAGTGTAGCAAAATCTCAATATTCGTAAAGCCTTGGGGTGGTTGTCTCTCTATAAGGATTCTCTCAGCCTTGTCGAACACGTCTTTATGGTCATCTACAAATAAAGGAACTAAGTCAACAAAGTCATTACTGTAAATG